ATCACTGAATACGCCGCGTCTGGTAGCGGGTGCATGTTGACCACTAACTCAGAATCTATTCTGGTTGTGTAGAACGAAGTAGGCTTGGCCGACTGCGAGCTTAATCTTGGTACGTCTTCTTCAAAGATGCCACCTATCTCAGCGCCATCCACTGTGACCGCCAAAACCCTAGACACCCGCATTTGCGTGTTAGGTGTTTCAAGATCATAACTTACAAGTCCGCTAACTGTACTAAACGCGTCAACAGTCTGCCTTATAACATTAGACTGGTCGCAGAACTTAATAGCAGAGTCGAGTAGTGCTTGCCGAGCCATTGGCTCAGAGCATCCCATTACGTAGGGTAAAACGCGTGAAAAAAAGCTGTCTATACTGATCATAGCTACGCCTAGATACTATAAAGGGTTTCGGATTTTAACAATTATACCTTTATTTTACGAGTTTTTGTTACTGATTTATTTTAGAGTAGTTTTGTTTTATAACAGCCACAAAAAAGGGCTCCGAAGAGCCCTTAGATTGTAACACTTACTTACTAGCTACGCTAACTTAGCTAGCTGAACCAACCTGAGCAACAACAAGAGCTTCAGGCTTAGTTACTTTACGGCCATATACTGCCAATCCACGAACGATGTCGCCGAAGTCAGTTTGGTTACGTAAAGGCTCTGTCTTATCAATGGTCATAGCGAAAGACACAGCAGACTTAGTACCAGCAATCATAGTACGACGTGCTTTGGCGTTACTTAGCGTAGAACCGCCCGCAACTGGGGAAAGTCCGGCAACCAAGTTCTTCGCAGCAGCACCTTTAGGTAACAAGTTAGAAACGTATACGTTGAAACGATCCAACATACCGATCTTACCAGTACGGATAGTGCTTGACTGATCACCAGTGAAGTAAGCTTGAGCAATATTAGATTGCATCAACAGGTGACGATCAAACGGAGAGATTACTAGGAAACGTCCATCTTCAGGTACGTTCTGCTCATCTAGGGCAGTAGACATACGCAAGATTGCGTTTAGTACATTCTCAGGAGTTGCTTGATCAATAGGAGCAACGTCTGTTCCTAAGTTGTAAGCAGCAGAGATAGCACCACCAGTAGCGCCTTTGTTAGAAGCATGCGGGCCTTCAGTAACAAAAGAGTTAAAGAACACTTCGTTCTCGATGGCAATTTTTAACTGCTTAGCAGCGTCTTCGGTGAACATGTTCATCAATTCCATGTCAGCCTGATATGCAAGAACGTCGTTTACTTGAACGCCAAAGTACTTACCTTTGTTGATCTGCATGTCTTGGAAGCTAGGAGTTGGAACTTCATAAGCCAAAGTCTGACCAACAGTATAGTCAGATATGCTGATTGAAGGAGCCAAACGGATACGAATGGTATCACCTTGGTTCTTCAGTTCGCCTTCATAATCAGTATTAGTGATTTCTGAGAGGATGGTGTTTTGATAAAACTTAGCCAGTAGCTTACCTGACCAAAGAGTTGGGATAAACGCACCGGAGTACGAAGGAGTAGTGTCAAACGCGCCACTACCTGTTACGGGATATACAATAGCCATGAGAGGCCTCCAATAGGATTAAGAGTTAGGTTACGCTATTACACGGTTATCCATGTAAGCAGCGTCAATTTCAGCTTCAAGTTTGTTAGCTTCATCGAATTTCGCTGAACTGTTAAGAGTCGCCGCCTTCTGGAACATCTTAGCGATGTCAGAATTTGTATAAATCTTACCTTTCTGCGAAGTCTTAGTTGCCGTAGCAGCCGTTCGACTAGGCTGAATCTGACGTTCAAGCTCTTCGTTTGGTTTAGCTTCTGGGGTTGGCTCTAATGCGACTTGTTCCTTTCGGAATAAATCTACGTAGTATGCTACTCCTTCCGCATCGCCAGAGGCGAATGCCTGTTGAGCTACTGAGCGTCGGGGCGCACGTAATACAGGGTCTACCTCATCCAACCAGCTAACCCATTTATCGTCAGCATTAAGTGCTGCGAAATCAGGAACTAATTGGTGAAGCATATTCTGAAACGAACTCTCCGCTACTTTGCTATCGGTAGTGCCAAGAAGCTCGCGCAACTCAACATTTTCCTTTTGCATAGAATCCAATTTAACTTGGAACTCCGCAGCTACTTCGCGTGCTACCTTACGCTGAACTTCAATAAGGTCTTCGCCAAAGTTTTTAACATCATCATCTGTTACCAGTTTTTCAACAGGTTTAGGCTCTTCTGCTCTAGTTTTAAGAGAATCTTGTAGCTCTTTGAGCTGTTGGTTCATCTCTTTCACTTGAGTATGGAGCTGTGGAACTTCTTTATCGTACATACCTTGTAGGGTTTTGTACTTTTGTTTCCACACTGCATCTTCATCTGGTTTTTTAGGCTCTTCTTTAGGCTCGTCAACTTCAGCTTCGGGAATTGCTTCTTCCAGTACTGGCTCTGCTACTGGCTCTTCGGTGGTTTCGACAACAACCTCTTCTTCCGGGGCTGCTTCTACTACCTCTGTCTCGCCTAATAGCTGCTTTTCTAGGTCTTCAACTTCCTTTATCTTTTGTTTAACTTGCTTGGGTAAAGCCATAACATACTCCTTTAAGCTCCAACTCTGTTTCCGGCTCCTCTATCGGTCTGCCTTTAACGTAATGGTTTGCTAGGATTAAAAAAACGTCTTAGTGACGCGTTAACACCTCTTGCGATTTCTCAACCGCTTCGAGGAATTCTTTGAGGACAGTCGCCTTTCCTTGCAGTCTGTGGATTACTACTGGGTCTTCCGCCACTACCAGAGAGTCTTTTACTTCCGCTAGTTTGGCTTCAAACAACTCCAACAACCCTGCAATAGATTTGCAGTTATGTAGAGCCTGTAGCTGCTGCTGTTTAGGTTTATGTCCTATAAACATTGTCATTATAAACTATGTCCTGATATGTCTGTCAAGCACCATTCGGCCTTGGTGACATTATATTACTCGATCTTCCTCCCGCAGGGGAACCATCTGGCAATGCTGCCTTCGGTGCTTGCTGTTGAGGCATAGATTGTCCTTCCGCCTTCATTTCTTGCATATGTTGCTGCATGCCCTGCTCCATTTGAGCTATTTGCTCTTGTTGTTGGGCAATAATCTGGGCTTGCTTCTGTAACATGCTAGCTTTGGGGCGATCTGGAACAATACGATCTGGATTTGTGTTTAAATTCATAGCTGCGTCACGTAAAAGTTCCGCTGCGCCATCTAAACCTACAATTTCTTGGGCCATGGGGCTGTTTAGTACTAGTTGTAAGAAATCATTCTTTCGTACAGCTTCAGCTTCTTTAACAATTAAGCTGCTAGCGCCGCGTGCGCTTATATTAACGTCACCAACTAGGTCAGGATCGTCAGCATAACGCAGATTGTCATGGTATAACCGCTGAATTGCAGGGATTATTACATTTTTGTCTATATTATTAATTACTTGTTTAATTCCCTTGCCTGCATTGGAAATCATCATGGCTAGACCTGAGCTAGTTCTACCTGCGCCCGGAGTATGTCCACCAGTCATATATTTTGGAATCATTGTGTCTTCGTCAGCACGCTCTGAGAATTTCTCAAACACTGCCATCAACTCTTGCGCGTTGCTGTTAGGTTGGAAGAAAGACAGAGGAGGTGAACCGTCGTTATATTCTGAAGCTTGGAACTGCCATATTTTCCACGGGTGCATATCTGATATGTCTTCCCCGGCAGGTAAACGGCTAATATTAACCCCGACCTGTGGGCCTGACGATATTCCCATGTTGTTTGCGAGTGCGCGGCTTGTGGCATTTACCATAGCTTGCGAATCGCGGCATAAATCTGCAACGCCTTTACCATCTACCGATCCGGGCTTAGCTTCGTACGAAGTCATGTAATATGGCTTTCGGCCAATCGGGTCGTAGTTTAGTACAGCACGTATAACAGTAGTACCAATAAGCCACACCTCACACGGGTAACTCATAGTTTGGTCTTCTATCTCCTCTTCTGGAACGCCCCACTCTACAAGTAGCTTGCCAGATATGCTGTCCCACAACTGCAACGCATCAATAAGATCGTCGTTGTTAACTGCTTCAGTAGTACTTTTACCTTCAGCTTCCGCTCTAGCAGTGTCAACCCACAACCACTCTTTAAGTCCGCCGCCGTTAAAATCACCTAAAACTGTTTTTATAGCATCGTCGTTATAGCCGGGAACACCAACTAAACTTTGCAAGTCATCTGCCGTCATTCTATGACGTTCGATAACATAACCATCATTTATGTTCCAAGCCCAAGGAGCCCAATAAAGGTCAAACGGATTAACTCGTTCCCACTCATTACGAATAACTTCCTGCGGAACTAGTTTTCCTTCCTCCCACTTCAATACTTTGCGGCGACGCTTAACTGGCCCTTTCATAACTGCGTAAGGGAAAGTAACAATATCTTCTATAAATTCGTTAAACGCTTCGTACCAACCACCTTCTAGCAGTTGATCTTCCATTTTGCGTTCCATACGAGCAATGCGCTTTTCGGATTCTTCTTCCGCTAGCTCTTTTGCTTCGTCTTTCATCGACTTAGCTACTTCGGCTAAATCTTCTTCGTTCGGCATAGCACCTGTTGATTGCATTGCCGTCATAATTTCTTGTGCTAACTTACCTTCTAGGCCTTGGGTAACTTCCGCAGGTAATTCTGGATCAGGTGTAGCGTCCATAGACCAAGGTTTGTCACTTCCAGTACCTAACAACGTATCACGTAACCAACTTGTAGCAGCACGACACTTAACAGAGGTTAATTGAATAAATAGATCAGAACCACCCTGTGACTTAATTTCTGCTTTAACGCTAGGATCATATTCCCCGTTACGCTGACGAACACACTGTAACATACGTTCTTCCAGATCACGTTTTGATCCGTTCGACACTTCCCATCGTTTACGTACGTGAGAAGCCAGTTCTTGTATGTATGTTTCTTGCTGTAACTTCTCGCTACCTTCTTTTGCTTGTCTTTCAAGGTCAGCCGCGCTTGCTACAGGTATTAGGGCCATGTTTGCCATCGTATAATCCTATTTAGAGATTCTATTCTTCGCGTGTCTGTTACGGTCATCAGAATTAAGGGTTTTTACCAACGCCGCCGCTTCCGCCCTAGCCATTACAGAGTCAGGTGACTCTTTTACTTTGGGTTTTTTCGCCTTAGTCTTTGGTGGTGCTGTTTTCCGGCTATCAGAATTAAGGGTTCTTACCAACGCCTTCGACGCTGCTCTAGCTGTTTTAGAATCTTCTGCTTCGGCCATCTTATTGCCCTCTCTCTTTCATAGTCTTCTTCCGACCCAACTTTGTGAACGGCTTCGTTTTTTCCGCAGCCGCCCGCTTAGCATCGCCAACTTTTTTACGTGCCGCAGCATCAGCTTTTCTTTTGGTATCAGCCGCCTTGTTAGCAGAGTCTTGTTTCGCCCGCTTAGCATCGCCAACTTTTTTACGTGCCGCAGCATCAGCTTTTCTTTTAGCGTCTGCTGCCTTGTTAGCAGAGTCTTGTTTCGCGTTAGCTGCGTGTACGGGGTGATCAATATTTTTTTTGCCTGTTTTTGTATAGGGCTTCATACCCACTACTCCTCAAATGCAATTAACTCCGATTGTACCAGTTATTTTCTCAAGTATACACGTAGTTGACTTTCTTTACTTCCCTTCTTCCCTGAGAAGACACCGACCCACGAGATTGTAAGTCTATTATGCTATCCGCGTATTGGTTAGCGTCGTGGATGTGAGAATACTCATTTTTATCTGGCTTGTCTTCAAGTTCGCCGTTGCGTTTTTTCTTGTAACGATACCCATGGTGGAAACCACGGATCAACATAACGCAGCTTTTATCCACTAAATACATTGCCTCACCTTCAAGGTGCTGATTCAGTAGCCTTTCAACTGCCTGTATACGATATTGCGGTTTATTGGACGGCGGTTTAATACACTGATACCCCGCATGGCGAAGCGCATCTACTAATGTCATCTCATTTAGCTGTTGTTTCATAAACCCCGCAGGGTCTGGAGCGCATATCATCT